AATGAATACGATTCTGATGGAGATGTTTCAGAGTTTGGTATATTTCTTCATTTTGATGATGTAAAAATAAAAGTATCAGACTCTATTGAAGAATTTTCCGACTTTATCAAACATCTTCAATCAATAGATCAAGAAATTAAAGAAAATTGGTGCGACCATGTTAGTTAGTGATTTTTTCAAAACAGATTTTGTAGATTATGCTTCTTACGATAATCTTAGAAAAATTGCCAGTCTTGTTGATGGGCAGAAAAACTCTTCAAGAAAAATCTTGCATACTATTCTTGAGAAATCAATAAAGTCAGAAATGAAAGTTTCTAGACTTGGTACTCAAGTTGCAGAATTTACTGAGTACCTTCACGGAAGTTTAGATGGCGTAGTAGTAAATTTAGCTCAATCTTTTGTTGGGTCAAACAATATTCCTTTACTTGTTCCTGAAGGAAATTTCGGAACAAGATTTACACCAAAAGCGGCTGCTTCAAGATATATCTATTCATATGGTTCTCCTGAATTTTTTGATTTATTCAAAAAGGATGATTGTTTTGTATTAAAACAGCAGTCGTTTGAAGGCGTAAGAATCGAACCAATGTTCTTTGTTCCTTCACTTCCGCTGTTATTGATAAATGGTTCTGAAGGAGTATCGTCTGGTTTTGCTCAAAAAATTCTTCCAAGAAATCCCGTTGAGATAAAAAGATATATTATTGCTAAGCTGGAAGGAAAAAATTCAAGAGTTAAATTAATGCCATGGTATAAAGGATTTAATGGAACTATAGAACAAGGCGATAATTCTACTCAGTGGATTATTAAAGGGAAATTTAAAAAGATAGGCATTAATAAAATTCAAATAACGGAAGTGCCCATTGGATATGATTTAAAATCTTATTTGAATGTTCTGGACGATCTTGAAGAAAAGAAAATCATCCAAGGATATACTGATAAATCTGAAGATGATGCGTTTCTATTCGATGTTAATATCCCAAGTAAAAGCTTGAAAGAATGGGATGATGAAACTATTCTACAAAAACTTAAACTTATTTCTAAGGTTTCAGAAAATTATACTGTTATTGACGAAAACAATAAAATCAAAGTTTTTGAAACTGTTGAAGAAATTTTAGATCATTATATTAAAATCAAACTTGAATATCTTCAAAAAAGAAAAGATTTTCTTATTCAAAAAATTGAAGAGCAAATCAAGTTTGATCTAAGCAAGTATTATTTCATTAAGATGATTGTTGATAATATATTAATTATCAATAAGCGCAAAAAAGATGATATCGTTAAAGACTTAGAAAAAAACCAAGAGATTTTTCCGAAAGAAGGTTCTTACGATTATTTGCTCAGATTACCGATTTATTCTTTAACAAAAGAGGAAATGGAAAAAATAAATAGTAATATTAACGAGAAGAAAAAGGAATTAAAAGAACTTAAAAGATCTTCTTGTTCTGAAATTTGGACAAATGAATTATGATTGATCAATCTTACTTTGAAGCATTAATACTTTTTTGGATTTATGGCGCAGTTGGATTAGTGTTAACCAATTTCATTATAATCGGCGTTGTGTTCTTTAAATTTTTAAACTTTAATGATTTAGATAAAAAAGAATTTTATGCTTTTTCTGTCATTCAAAAAGAATATATTAAAATTTTTAATTTAAACCATCTTGTTTTTTACAGAATATTATTGAACATAGTTATGCCAATGTTTCAAACATATGTAAATTTAATCTATCTTTATCATTTGTTTACAAAGAAAGGCTTACTAAGTGTTATCATTGGTAAAATAAAATCAAATGCTTTTCATATTATCCCAATTGTAAAATATAAGATAAAATATAATTCAATGTAAAGAGATTAATTCGTGGCATTTATAACAATAGACCCATATTATGATATTGAATTTTACAATCATTGTAAAGAAGCTCTGAAAAATAATTCTGTTGAATTTAGAGAATTCATTAGCATAAAACCACCGTATTCTTGGTATCTTGAATTAGAACAAAACCCAATAATGGTTAATTACGATTTTGCTTCTAACGCTGAAACTAGGTGGTTAGTTTCAACCGTTCTTCCATTAAGAGCTGTCGACGAATATCATTATCTTAGACGCAATAATGATTCTGGTAGAAACGCTTTGCTTAAATTTATTGAGAATGAACCGCTAAAAGAATCAAGAGCATCAGATTACGCTGTATTTTTTACAGTAAAAAATAAAGAAGAATTAGAAAAAATTACTAGAGATTATCCGGAAAAAATTTGGTATTTTGGAAAATATTATAATAACAAATATAGAGTATGTCTTGCAACTCATGAATCTATCTCAGGCTTTTTAAGCCCAAGTCAGATTCTTCTTGAAAAAACTTCTGATTTATCTGAACCCGGCAGATTCGAGTCAGAATTAAATTGGAAAATATTCAGAGGTTCAGATTTTTTAATAAAGTTTTCTGAAACCCCGTACTTTGAGTCTGGTTTTTATCATAGACCAAAGATAAAAGGGAAAGGTTATTTAAACAAATTTAGTATTTAATTGTGAAAGTTGAAGATTTAAAACCTGGAACAAAATTTTATGGAATAACAGCACCACACGTGAGTAGGGGTTTAAAAAGAACATATAACAAGCACCTTGAAGTTTATGAATTTATTATCACAGATGATTTAAAAGTCGAAAAAGGTGTTGTTTATGAAGTTAAAAATGGAAAAATAATTGAGAAATCATCTGGCCACGCCAAGTTTTCTACTCTACATGGTAGAACAATCATTAGTGAGGGAATTCTTCATAAGTTGGTTGGAGAGAAAATCTTTTTCATTTCGAAAGATTATGCTTTTATTACTAAATTAATACTATTAGAAAAAATGAAAAACAATTATATTAAAGAATTAGCAAGATTGAATGAGTTAATGAATAAAAATTGTCCAGAGACAGAATCAATTTTGGATGATTATAAAAATAAATTACCGGAACTTTTCATATGATAGAACAAAAAGAAGAACATATAGTTTCAGATAATATATTAGATGAGATAAGAAATGTAGCTTTTTCTTATCTAGGAGAAGATAATCTTGATTCAATTTCAGATGAAGAACTAGTTCAATCATTTGAATTTTTATCTTACAAATTTAGAGAAGTATCAAGACTAAAAGATATGTATAGTGCAGGAAAAAGCTATTTTCCTTTTTCTGATATTAAAAAGAATTTAGACTTATATAATAAAGAAGGTAGTTTTAGTATTGATTTAACCGAACCGCTTTATACTAAACTTTCATCCGATGTAGAGTCAACAATGATTCAGCTCGGTTTTTGCTATATGATTTTTAAAAAGATAATTAAAGAAAGAAATATTTTTAGACAATGATCATCGAAATTAAGGGCTTGCCTGAAGGGCAAAAGATAAAACACATCAATGTAGATATAGAGTTTGATGATTCAGGAGAAATTGAGAGCGTGAACGTTAATCCATTGACAGAAGGTTCTTATAAGACAAACGCTAAAGAACAATCTGTGACAAATTTAAAACCAGTGATTCAGGCGCCACCAGCAACTTCTCAAGACACAAATAGAGAACAAAAAGAAATACCAAATGAAATGAAGAATATTGAATTCTAATGAAACTATTTGAACTGACTGGTCTAATTAGACAAAGATATTATTTTGAATATTCTAATGATGAATATTCGTTTCTATTTTATGAAGATGAATTAAAAGAAAGAATTAATTTTGGAAATCGCTTTAAAAGAAAATTAAATTCTTATCAATTTTACAATCTTTATACTGATATTTTCGATATTACTAAATTAAAATTATTAGCTGATGGTGAAACTATGTTTGATATAGCGGATCAAATACCGGAGCTATTAATTTGACATTTAAACTAAATATAGAATGTTCTAAGGATGTCTCAGAGCTTCATATAACGTTCTCTGATGGAACCAATATATCCACACAACCATTGAAAGAAAGTGTCTTAGAAGAAGGCTCTGGCACACAGAGTAATAATTTCTTGGACACTGAGGCTGACTTTGGTTCTGTATCGTCCGAAATTGTTCATCCTCCAGAAATAGTTAGAGAAAAGAAAGAAGTTCTTGTTGCTGAAGAAATGCAAAATTTGGATTTTTAAATACACAAATAATATAATTAATTTTTTAATAGGGTTTTTTAAATGAGTAAAAATATACTTGGTTTAGATGTTGGCTACGGTGATGTAAAAGTTGTTTTTGGGTTCGGAAATGAAATTCAAAACCAATTTAAATTCCCGTCTATGATTGGAATCACAAATAAAAACCCACACGTATCTGACAGCAGAATCTATGATTATAAAGATCATAGCTATTACGTTGGTGAGCATGCAAGTCATCTACCTTCTGAAAATTTAATTGATATTACAGATTATAAAAATTTGGAATATTATGCACCTTTGTTTCTGTTTCATGCTATTAAATTAATTGGTACAGAACCAGATATAATTGTTTCCGGATTATCTAAAGCTCAAATTGAAAATTCCGGGCACTTTAAAGAATCAATGATGAAATTTGAAGTCAATGGAACAGAATATAATTTTTCTGATGTTTATATTCTTCCTCAAGGCGCCGGTTCTAAATTAACAATTGACAAATACGGAAACAATTTTCCGAATATCCAAAAAGAATTTACTGGTGCTACAACGTACGTTGGCTGTGATATCGGTTTCAACACACTGGATCTTTTTCTCGTAACTGACGGGAAAACTTCTCCGAATCTTTTTGAAGGTATTGAAAGAGAAGGCATTATGAAAATTGCAACTGAAGTTGCGAAAAAAGTAAAAGAAGTTCATGGTCGACAAATTACTTTGCACGAAGCTAAAGAAATTATTGACACTGGAATTTATAAATTGCGCGGACAAAAGCATCCATTTAAAGATTACGTTGACGAAGTAAAGAAAACATATCTTAAGAACTTGCTGTCTCTTATTGAAACTAAGTATGGTAAAATTATTGATAAGTGTGATTTTATTTCTTTGTCTGGCGGCGGTTCAACTGTATTTAAGCCAACAGAAGATGGTTTTATCAGAGTTCCAAAATCTCACCACGAATTTTACAACGCCCTTGGCTTTTGGATATGGGCTCAGACAAAAATCTAAAAGAAATTTATGCAACTAAAAATGGAAATACATTTGTTTATCTAGAAGTTGGCGATTTTTTAATTCCAAGTCAGTTTAAAAATTATATTGTCCATAAAGATGATTTAAAAGCTGATCATATATTTGATTCAAAAGAAGAACTAAAATATTATTCTTTAGTTCTGGATTTAAAATCTGGAAAACCTCTGTCTAATTTTAAGAGAAGTAAATATTACAAGTACTATATTTCTAGACTAAAAGAAGAATATCCAGAATATGTAATATGATTCATAGAATATTCATAAAAGATGAACTCATCTCTCCAAGATTAAATAAAGAGTTATATAATAATTTTTATTCCGAAACAGAATCATATTTTGTTTATTACGTAAAACGCGGCATGCAATTAGTTCCAAAATATGCATCTAAAAAAGATTGTTTTGTTATAGATGATTCAAACAAAGACAAATATCCTGAATTCCTAATATAGAGAAAATAAAATGTTTAATGAAAATGTAATTAACGTACTTAGCCAAATTAATGGGATAACAAATTCTGTTATTCTAAAATATCCTGAAACAGTTGCTGTATCTGAAGCGCAAGATATGATGGTTTTCTTTAATGTTGCAGAACTTGATTCTGATCAATTTTCAGATATCGCCTTGAAAGATTCTCTTGGAGATTTTTTGAATCTAGTGAAACTTTTTCCTAATAATAGAAGCATTGATCTGTCTGAAAATACCATTAATATTTCTAATGGTGATACCAGTTCAGTATTCATTACTGATAATATTGCTCTAATGGATGCTTATGATAAATCGCCGGAACAATTTGTAAAGACTGAAGAAGTCCCAAGTGTAGTGGAATTTGACTTGCTTGTTGATGATTTGAAGAAAATTAAATCAGCTACTGGTGTATTTAAAGATTTGTCTGAAGTAATTTTTTCTGCTCAAGACTCAGACGTAAAAATTTCTCTTGGGGCAACAAATAAATTCAATGCTAAGTCTAATACATTTGGTATTTCTAAATCTGCTCAGAGTTCTAAAGAATTTGAGATTAAAATTCCTGTTGAAAATTTCAAGATGATTCCAAGCTCAGATTATTCTGTTCATGTGAAGTATAATTCTGCTCGCGATTCTTATCGAATTCTTATGTTGAATAAATCTCTAGAAGGATTTAAGCTGATGTTGTCTGTTAAAGTATAAATAAAATAAAACTTTAACGGGAGATTAAAAATGAATTTTAGAGAATATTTGGGTGAAGCAGAAAAAATTTATTTAGTTAAATTTACCAGAAGTCAATTAACAGATGAATTTGTTTCTAATTGGATTGAAACTTTAAACAATAACGACATTGAGGTTATTTCTTTAGGTGTATACAATACAAATATTTTAAAAGTTAAATTGATTAAAGGTTCTGCTTTAAGTTTAAAGGGCGCTTGGATGGTTCAATCTATTCAAAAATACCCAAACAATTAATATAATTTTAACAGTATAACAAAAAATGAATTTTAGAGAATATTTGAACGAGTCAAAGATGTATTATTTTGATTTGGCACCAGCAGTCAAAGGAACATACCTTGAAAAGGCTAAAGAAGCTTTAAAATCAGTTGGTGCAGACAACAAAAAGAAATTTGATCAAAAAGTATCAGACGAAATAGCTAAAAAATTAGTTAAAGAGTACGGCTCCCAAATTTTTAATATTGTTCATAAAATTCAATCTATTTAAGAAAAATATAAATAAAAATATCCATTAATTAAACACTGATGGATATAATTTAGATGTAGTCCGAAAATGACTCAAAACTATTCGATTAAATTAGACAAATGGAGAAAAAAATGATCGACGCAGATAGCTTTAACTTCGATGCGATGAGAGAAGAAACCGGGTCTGACCCGTTCGCAGAACAAGCAAATAATTATGGAAGTGATGATCGCTTCTACACCCTCGCAAAAAATAAAGACGGCTCTGGTGCTGCTCTTATTCGATTCCTTCCTGATTCAGAAAAAGGAATGATTCAAAAACTTTTTAGCATTAATACAACTATCACTAAAAATGGTAAAAAGCGCTTTGTTTCAGAATACTCACCAAGTTCTATTGGACAACCTGATCCATTTCAAGAAAGATGGCAATCACTTTGGAATGCTGGTGTAAAAGAAAATGTTCTTGATTCTAATGGCAACGTTGTACAATATGGTTCAAAAACCTTTGGTCGAGGTGTTCGTTATATCACGAATATCAAAATTCTAAAAGACCCCGCTAATCCAGAAAATGAAGGCAAGATTTTTCTGTATTCTATGTCTGGAAAAATGAAAGATAAAATTCAAGCGGCACTTGATCCTTCAGAACAAGATCGTGCTCTTGGTGCTCAACCTAAAGAACTCTTTAATCCTCTTCGCGGAAATTCATTTCGTTTAGTTGCAAAGAAAGGCGCTAATGAGCAAATTAATTACGATAATTCAGAAGTGATTAATGATGTAACTTCAATTTACGATTCTGTTGAAGAAGCACTTGAAGATATTAAAGCAAACACTTACAAATTATCTGATTTGGTTAAGCCAGAAGCATTTCTTTCTTATGATGAACTGAAACGCAAGTTGGAATGGGTAACCTTTTCAGAAGGCCAGGCGAATGATTCTGTAGTTGTTCAAGAGCCTAAAGCTCAAGAACCAACAAAAGCTGAACCAGAGGTTAATCCTGTTGAAGCTTCAACAGAAGCAGAAGTCAAAACAGAACCAAAAGCTCAAGAACCAGCAAAAACTGAATCTAAAGATGATTCTCTTGATGCACTTTTAGAAGGTTTAGTTTAAAATAAATTTGGAGTTATTCTATGATTTTAATCGACACATCATCGATTATTCATAGAACGCTTCATTCATCAATTGCTTCGGCTAAACCGATAGAAGAAGATGGGAAATATTTAACGTCTGATTTTATCGGTTTAGCCAAGTATTACTTTTTTCAAGAATTATTTTCTATAAAGCAAGAGCATGAAAATAATTTTGGAAATTTAGTACTTTGTTTGGATGAATCGTCTAATGGATACTGGCGACAGGATTTTTATCCTCCGTATAAACTTCAACGAAGAGTAAGCAAAGCAGACGAAGAAAACAAAATCAATTACGATGAAGTTTTCGTTCATTTTAATGCTTTATTGGATCAAATATCTAAGAATCTTCCTTTTAAAGTTGTAAATGTGCCAAAGGCAGAAGCTGACGATGTCATTCTTGTTCTGAGTAGAGAATATTCAAAATTTGAAAAAATTCTCATACATAGCCCAGACAAAGATATGATACAAGCTCAGAAAAACACTGAGAATGTTTTTCAGTACAGTCCATTGACTAAAAAATGGATTGTTGCTGAAAATAAACATGAGAATATGGAAGTTTGGTTAAACGAACATATTTGTCTCGGTGATGCAGCAGACGGCGTTCCAAGAGTTATTGATGGTACAGAATTTTCAGAAAGTTTTCTAAAATTTTTATTTCAAGAAGGACATGATTTAAAAAACCCAATGGAATTTAAAGCTAATTTAGATAAAAAAGAAAAAATTAGATTAATTCAAAAATTCAATGTTTATGTCCTAAATAGAAAAGGTGAGTCTACTGGAATTAAAGATGTTTATTTAAAGCGAAGATTTGGCCCAAGTAATCTCAAAAAAGAGATTTCTAAAGCGGGTTCTCTTGATGCTTGGTTAGATTCCCATCCTATGTATAGAAAACATTATAATCGAAATTATACTTTAGTTATGGAAGAAGGTATTCCTATTAATATATGGAATGAAATAACTATTCGACACAAAGAAGCAAAAACAGACTATAATTTAAAAGAATTTGAAGATTATTTAAAAGAAAATAATTTAACTTCTATATTAATGAATCTTCCAAGCGTGTTTAAACTTAATAGAGAACTTACAGCAGAGGACTTTGATTGGTGATGAATGCTCATCCAGAATATATGATATGAGCACTGAGCAACAAAAAATAGATTTTTTCAGAAATTTTTTTGATAAAGTTTTTGAAGGACATTTTTACCCAGACAGTAAATATTTGTGTGGCACACATCCTTCATGTTTATGGTGTGATTTATTAAAAGAATGTCTTGAATTTGGAGATAAGACATCTATAAATGAAAACAAAGAATTTTTAATTAAGCATTTTCCAGAATATATGATATGATAGAAAATTTCTTGCAGTTTTTTCCGAATCCATTTGTATTCTTTATTGGAATTCAGCAAATTATAGCAAGCGGGTATTCTCTATATTTGTCTGATTGGAGAATTGCTGTTATAAATTTCTGTGTAGGAATAGCAAATTTAGCAATGTCTGGAATAAGAAGCTAATGTTAGATAGAATAGATGTAAAATTTTTTAAACTAGCAGTCGGTGCTGATAGAATAGGCAAAGAATCAGATGTAGATATTTCTGCAAAATGTCCAGTCTGTGGAGATTCAGCAAAAAGAAAAAACTCAAAACGTTTACATTTGTACATAAAGAATAACATAACAAACGTCTCATGTTTTAATGGTGATTGCCCATGTAAAAATAAAACAGTTTATTCTTTTTTAAAAGACTTTTATCCGGCGCTATTTGATCAGTATAAACGTGAAAATTTTTCAGACACATTAAACAGATTATCCACTGGAGATTTTTCTGATGATGTGTTTTCAGTTCATAAACAGGAAACAACAAAAGAATTAGATAAAACTATTATAATAGCTCATGATTTATCGGAGTATTTTAAGAAAATTGAAGAATCAAAAGATGGGTTAGATTACGTAAAATCCAGAGGCTTTGAGTACAATGAAGAATACGGACAATGGTATTTTGGTTTTCAGAATTTAACAATAGGTGAAAAATTCTATAATATAACTGATTCTATTATTATTCCTCTTTATCATAATGGAAAAATGTACGGATTCTATTCTAGAAACATTCATAATAAAAATTTTAGTACATATATGAATGAAGCTAATATTGGTTATAAAATATGGAATTGGTTCAATATTGATAAATCTAAACCCGTTTATATTTTCGAAGGAATATTTGATGCATTATCGCTGGGTTATAATAATGTTATTGCCGCAATTGGAGCAACAATACCAATTGAAAGAATTAAAGAATTAAAAGAACCAATATTTGTCTCAGACAATGATAAAACCGGCGTTTTGAATTCTATTAAATACTCTAATCTTGGTCATAAAGTTTATATACAGCCGAGTAAATATAGAGAAAAAGATCTAAATCAATTAAAATTAAATAATCGTGGGTTAGATTTAAAAAAAATAGTCGACGAAAATTTATTTTCTGGAATGATGGCAGAGATAAGACTTAAAGAAAAATTATGAAAGTATCTAGAAAAGAATTTGATGAACTTAAAGAAAAAATAGAAAAATTACACGATGAATTTTATAATGGAATAAAATATAATAAAGAAGAAAATTATTATTATCTAGTTTGGACTGAAAGACAAATTGAAAAGGCTAAACAAGATGCAGACGAAATGTTAAAGAAACTTAATTGGAGTTAAAAAATGGAAGAAAGAAATTTTAGTTGGGCTCTGACTAAAGTAAAAGAAGGTAAAAAAGTAGCTAGAGAAGGCTGGAACGGAAAAAATATGTTTATTTTTCTTGTTTCTGGGAGCACTTTTGAAGTTAATAGAAAACCTTTGCTTGGAATTTATCCAGAAGGCTCAGTAGTAAATTATCATTCGCATATAGATATGAAAACTGCTGATAATATGATTGTGCCGTGGGTGGCAAGTCAAACAGATATTTTGGCAAATGATTGGGAGATTATTAAATAATGGAAATTAGAACATCAGAAGAAGCAAGAGAAAATATTGAAAATTTCGCTAAGCGGTTTTTGAATTTATTGATTGATAAAAAAGTTATTGATCAAGATATTAAAGCGTTGAAAGAAGAATTTAAAGAAGAAGGTGTCCCAGTTGCTGTAGTTACAAAGGCACTTAATCAAATTAAAGCACGAAAGAAAAAATCTGATTCGGAAATTTTTGAAGAAGAAAAAATCCAGGAATGGTTGGAAGGAAATTCCGAAGTTGATGATAGTGTTGGACGTTTAATCTCTAAAGATTAATGCAAGAAATAATTCAAGATTTAACTAAAATAGAAACTGGAGTGGTTGCACATGGGTGTAACTGCTCTGGTGGTTTTGGTTCTGGAATTGCAAAAGCTATTAAAGAAGCATGGCCAGAAGTCGCAGAAAGATTTTATGAAGTTGGCGCATCTGAGGATTTGCTTGGAAAAGTTGATTTTGTAAGAGTACAAAAGAATCTTATTATTGCTAATTGTTATACACAGCTAAATTATGGAAAAGCTAAGAAAAAATATGCTAGTATTAGTGCTATAGAAAAATGCATAAACACTTTATCTAAACGTTTAAATAATACTAAATATAATCTCTACATTTCTAAACTTGGGTGTGGATTAGGTGGTTTAGATTGGGAATCTGAAGTTAAACCTGTCTATGAAAAAGTATTTAATAAATACAATATAAATGTTTTTGTTTGTGATATAGGAAAGTAGAATGAACGATATAGATAAAATTAACAAGAGATTAGATGAGCTTGAGTCTGAAATCAATAAATTAAAAAAACCAGTCAAATTTCCAGAGATTCCAATTGAGCCTCAACCAACAAAATATTATTATTCAACTAGATGTTCAGTTTGTGGAATGGATTTTTCCGGAGTTATTGGATATTCATGTGGTAATGGAGATTGCCCAAATAAAGTAACAGTATCTTTTAATGGTTCTTAAACCGTACAGCTTTAGTAAATTAAGTACATATAAATCCTGTCCACGAAAATTTTATTATTCTTATATAATAAAAGCACCAAAGGAAGAAAAGGACATGACTGCTCTATTGAAAGGTAGAGCAGTTCATTCTATTCTTGAAGTCTTTCCAAAAAAATCTTCTCATAAATTAGCCGACAAATATCAAATTGAAGTTGATAAATTTATAA